CTTTTTAACATGGATTTGCGACGCTTCATTCCTCTTGCGAGTTTGCGTCGGCCTGAGATAGAGAGTTCTTCTTCGGCTGGTTCTACTGCTTCATAGCCCATCCGTTTATTCTTTTGTTTACGATACTTCAATTGATCGTCGTACCCTGCATATGCATCAGGGTTAGCTAACAGATCTTTGAATGACAATAGTGCCATTTAACTTCTCCCGGGCGTGTCCCATCCTTTTAATATATCGGGTGAAAAGTTGGCGTATGAGAATTCCATACGATCAACAATTTTCACTGCATCACCGCCTAGTTTATCGATTGCAACATAACCTTCCTGTCCTGTTGTACGATAACCTTTCTTTGTTTTCAAAAATGAACCAATATTTGATATTTTGTTTAATCTATTTATAAGTTTTAGTTTCGCTAAAACGATCGATCTTTGCAATTCGAATATCATTTCTAGACTTGTTTTATTTTCTTTTGAAAAGAATTCTAGAATGTCATCTAATTTCTTTTGTTGAGTTGCTTTACCTTTATCAGATGTACGCTTATCTATTTCCTTTTTGTATTTATTCTCAATCCATCCGATCAAATCAGCCACACGTTTAGCTGGATCAGGCGGTAATTGACCTGCTCTTACAAATGAATTAGCGTGTGTTTCAATATGTTGAGCCAACATTGGATTTGATTCTAGTTGGCGTAAAGCACTACCAGCAATCTTGTTGAAAGTACGTCCAGCATCGCTTAAATGGTCATTGACTTCTTTTGTTTCATCGGCTGACATTGTAGCTGCGGTGGCGTCTTTCAGTTTAGCGTCTTGGTACCATACGTTTCTAGACGATTTCAGTTTACTTGCATCGTAGTTATATGATGCTCTCATTGTTTCGAATGATCGTCCTGAGTAGCTCGTATGCCATACAATTCCAATCTTTGCTGCCTTAACTTGCTTGGCCATTTCCGTGCCAGCCGGTATTGCATAAACAATCGTATTGGGGTGAAACGTAGTATAGGACTTTCCTTTGATTCTAGACGTTTTAACATCGCCCGGGCCAAACACGAAATCACCTTGAATTACTCCTTTGATGCCAAGCTCAGGCAAGTATTTAAGTGCCAGCTTTAGCTTTTTATTGAGATCACCCTTTGTATCAGCGTCAACTTCCTTTGGTGTCTTATAGACCATCGGGTTCTTATTGAAGATACCTTTCTTAGCCACAAAGAACTTACCATCAGATGGATCCATTCCAGCAAAGATTGCAGGTGCTCCATCCCATTTCAAAGATACGTTACCATCTTTTTCGCCTGACAACATATCGCGAAGAGAACGAAGAGCCATGATAGCTTCACGCGCACCATTGACACCACCGTAGACAACTTTGTCCTCGATATGAGTCATGTGTGTATTCTTTTGTTCAGTAATAAACGAATCAAATTGTAGCATTAGATTTTCTTTGACGTACTAGATGTTTTTGCCATTGGAAATATTCCAACTCGAGCATTCTTAAGAACTTCGCCTGCTGCTTTAGCATCGCCTCTTTTATTTTGAAACCGAGCAAACAGTACTGCTGTAAATTGACCTGTTGGCATATCACCATTAGATCCTTTGTGTACTGACGTAATTTTATAATTACCACCTGCTTTTTTAAGATCCATATTACCTAAGTGAAACTCATCAACATTACTAATGCTTGGCCTACTACCATATTCAGGTCCATACATTGACATGCCAACGAGAGCTTTGTCTCTAATTGGACGATAGAAAGAGTCGCCTGACTGCAAACCATCTGGCCTTTCAGAAATAACATCTTGCATAAACTTTTTAATTTCTTTGTTGTTTTTAAACTTTTGTGGTAAAGCCTTATCAGAAATTCCACCGTATTGCTGATAGTCTTTTGCAGTTCTTCCAGCTTTGTGCGAAATAAACGCTACTGGATTTCCTGCAGGATCAACTAAAGACATGTCAGACTTTGGTTCTTTACCTTTGTAACTACCTTCAGTCTTTTGCATCTCAGCAACTTTTACAACTCTTCCGTTAATAAGCAAATTGATATAGTTATCACGTTCTTTCTTAAGGACAGCATTTAGCTTAACATTAAAATCATTCATAGCTAGAGTTTCAGCAGCAACACCTGAGCCTTTTCCTCTACCACCAAACTCACCAGTCTTAAGAAAGTCATTCGGTACAGTAAGATCGCCTTTGTTTGTTTTAACTGTAAGTTTAGTACGTACAGCAGGAAATCCATTGTCAGCTTTCATAAAAGCTGTAACTGAATCAAGTTGATCTTTGTCAATAATTACTTCAAACCCAGCTTTCTTAGTTGCAAACTTTTCACCATCACGAACCTTGTTGATAAACATGCTGACTCGACCTTCATCTTTACGAAGGTCAGAGATACTAAGGTCTCTTGGTTCCATAGCTTCCTCTAAATATTCTTTGAAACGAAACATATCGAATCCCTAAATAAGTTGATAAAGCTATTTATACTAGAAAAGCACCCTAGCGGTGCTTTCCTTTGTTATCGTACTCACGTCTTTTAGCACTACTATTTTTAATTGCTTGTTGACGTCGACGTTCTACTTCTTGTGGATGGTGGTTACGAGCAATGTTTTCAAACCCGTTCTCACGAGCCCATACACCTAAAATATCTGAACGATGTGCTTTCATTTGTTGAACCTCAATGTGCGTTGAACACCTTCATGCATGAAGGTTACAGTTGAATGGGAATAGATTGTTTGGCGTTGTTCTTCATACCGAGTTTCAGTCTTGCAACGTGGTCCAGTTGATCCTTTGTTTCTCTCTGTGTTTAACACACCACCGAGAAACGCACCAATAGCTCCGCCTCCTTGTTCACCTTTAATGTTATTACCAAGGGCTCCGCCAATGACGGCACCTTCAAGAAAGTTTTGGATTTCGGACTTACCGTTACCACCACCTCCCGTATCCATACACACTTCAACCGTATATGGCTTTTTAAGAATCACTTCCTTGTAGTGATCTTGTGTTGTTTCAGCAATTGCAGGACTGCAACTGGCGAGAAATAAGATTGATCCTAATATTTTTTTCATCTTTCCACCTGTGATGTTCTAATAGTACGTGTGATTTCTCTATCACGTTCGTTGTTAATACAAGTTACTGTCTCGTCTGTTTCAATGACAGTATAGTTTTCTGGTAACGTTTCACATTGGCACTGAGCCTGCTGAGAAGGTGGTACACTATTGACCAACCAACTCATACCGAACCAAATGAATGCTAAGATTATAGCTAACTGTGCCATTAGTCAAGAGCATTCAATGATTCACGTGCAGACTGCTGAGCCTTATCGATATCTGCTTGAGATACCTGTGGCTGTGTATTCTTACGACCACTTGGATCAACAGCCAATAGAACATAAGTTCTGTAGCTCATGCCTTCAAGCCGTACGGCTTTGTCAATCACCACGTACTCTGAAACATCAACTCCTTTGAAGCCTGACTTAGAAACCTTTTGAGTCTCTTCAACAGCCATACCAAAGCCAGTGGCAGAATTATCAGCAATGTATGTTTTCATTTCCATGGAAACTTTGTTGTTGATCTTGTCGCCTAGAGTAACTTTGGCTTGATGCATTGCTTTGTCCATTGAGAACTGAAGATCAGAAGATAGTCCAGTGCCAGCACCATGTATCGAATTCTCTTCGTCTTTAGGCAAATCAACATACCATTCAGGAATCTCTGATGCTTTTTCAGCCTGAATGATCTCTATCATTTTTGTTTTAGATGCCATACCGCATCCAGTCAATGCTAATCCTCCAATTAGGACTAGCCCCATAGTATAATAAGTGCTTTTCATTTTCTCTTTCCTTAAGCAGCTTCAGCGAATTTAATAGCAGACTGGAGTGCATTCTTCTTACGTAGCTGGTTTCCACCAAACCAAGAAGAGTACAAACGATTGTCTTCATTACGACCTTGAACATGATCAGTAATGTACGTGACAGAATTAAATGCCTGCCACCAAGAACCTTCGGCAAATTGTGCACCCGGCTGAGATTGTAGAACGTCAAACGATTGACGAGCATTGCGTGATAGAGTATCTTTACTCATAGCCATTCCTTGTACACGCTTGTCAGCAGTACGTGGGAAGACTGTATTGAGATACTCAATGTATGAGTCCGGAGAACATTTCTTTGAACCAAGGAACTCAGCCATTTCTTTGTAAGTGTCAAGCTTTTGTGAAGCAATTCCTAATGCCTTCTTAACTTGATAAGCATCGAACTGTACACGGTGTCCAACCTTGACAGACTTTTCAGAATTAGTCTCAAGTGAAAGAGACAAAGTGTTATTGCAAACCACACGGATTGGAGTAAATCGAACATCGATTGCCTTACCATATTGATGTGGGTTTGAGAAGAGAAGATATGAATCAACACGATCGCCACCAAAGATCTCAAATGAATCTTTGACTTTGGCAAGTGCCCATACCATTTGACCATCTTTCAACGATCCAGCAGTATGCATCTCCATATCACCAGACATACAATACTCAGAGAAGAAGTTGAATGCATCTTCATTTTGTACTGGATTCCAGTTTTCACCAACAGTCGTTAGAATACGACCATCAGTTTCGCGAACCAAAGCTTTCTGGCCAGTAGCCATTTCTTGGTTGTTGAATCGTACGAAGGTATCAACCTCTTGAACTTTCCAGTCCACTCCAGCTTTAACCATCATTTGGTTTGGTGTAAGATCGTTAGAGACCGGAACACCTAATCCATGCCACGGAACTTGACCGGCATACGCCATTGTTTCTACCATATGTGCCATTATAAACCTCCTAAGCAGCTTTTAGCATTGAAGCGGTAACGTTCCAAACGCCATCTGCTTCAGTTTTAACACGAACATTCTTTTTAAGAACCTTTACTACAGTTCCTTCCATTTGGCCACGTCTTCCGACCCAGCTAACTTTCTGACCAACATCAAAAGCCCTAGCAGCACGTGAGGCTGATAGGCTGCGAGCATCGTTAAACATTTGAGCAATTTCGCGCATCTGATCGTCAGATGCTTGGTTGAACAGATCTTGGATTTTGTTCATATCGTTTTGTTTAATCATAATATAATATCCTTATGTTTTCATTTTATAAGTATATTATACACTATTTTATATGATTCGTAAACAACAAAATGAGCTGACTGCTCACTTTTTTCAAATTAATTGCATTTCTGCATAAGCATTACGGCGCATTACCATTTCCCCATCTGCTTTTTTGTATGACTCCCAATCTTCTACTGGACTCATAGTTTCATATCCAACTTGATTATAGATTGGGAGTGCCTTCTCAGTAGGCAATGACCATATCTTTTCAAACCCGTTGTCTTGAGCAAACTTAGCAGTATAGGCTAATAACGAATGAGCCATACCACGACCAGTAAATTCAGGATAGACATAGAGTCCACGAGATCTGAAAAGAGTATTGCTACATTGGTGGCCTGAATTACACGCTACAACTTTATCCGTATCAGTTGTTTTGATACCGAAAAATACACCGTTGTAGAATCCAAAGTTACCCTGAGCTTTTCTTAGAATACTCATATCAATATCTTCGTTATTGATCATAGTAGTAAATGATCTGATATGTGGTCGTTCAGGCCATAATTCGTTCTGCCAAAGAGGAAAGATTTCTGCCCACGTTACCTGTTCAACTTTCCAAGTAATGTGCTTAGACAAATCCATTCATGATCTCCTGAATCTGCTTTTCCAAATCTTCATTCTGATTTTCAATTTCTGTTATTTGATCGCGTAATCGTTCAACCTGATCTTTACGCTGTTGCATCAAGTCGCCAATCTCTGCCAGTACCACCGACAGCCTTTGGCTCAATTCATCAGCCATTAAACCTCCTCAGAGCCTTTCGGCTTACATTTCCATTCAATAGTATCCCACTCGCCATCTCGTGGAATCTGTTTGTATTTAATCAACCATTCGTGACAAGACTCTTTGGTATCAAACCATTGAACGTCTTGAGTTGCGCAATCGCCATTCAAGCATACTGTCAGAAGAATGTGCCATATAACATCATACATATCATGCTGCCTTACTCATTTCTGGATTAAGATCCATATATTGTCCCCACTCAGCGTAGTAGTGTCTCATTCCAACTTCATCATGAATTGTAGAATTTTCATGACGTCCATGTAAAATATTACGAGACTCAGTGCCTTCTCTCATTGTAGTACCTTGACCTGAAACTCCAATCAAGTCTTCGTGCAGGTTCCGACCAAACGGACCCCAAATAGAATTGTGGTGCTTAATGCGAGTTTGTCTTTCCTCAGGTGTGTCTTTCAGTAATCCATATCCACGAAATTCAATCAGAACTTTATTTGGTCCTAATGGTGTCACCGCATCTGAGCGATAGGCGGAACCCCGTAAGTTGAAATTGAAACCGGGGAAGAGGTCAACCATGTACCACTGGTTGGGCGGCAGATTGGGAAAAGATAGTTCCCCGCGATCTTCAAATCCGTCATACTCTTCATAGTTAACAGTAAAGCTAGACACGTTAACGTGACCATTATCAAAAGGAATATTCTTTCTAGCGAAATATTCATCATTGAATCCTGACACTCGGTTAAAGTAATGCATGAAGTCGTGATAGAATTCGCTATTCGTATCATGCCATAACTTGTAGTTTGTATCTATAACCGCTTTATGATAATGGAAGACTTCCATTTCTTCGGTATCAATAGCCTCAGCAATACAATCAAATGCTCCGCCAGTCCATTCATCTACACTTTGTGTAGGATTAGAATTCAATGTTGTCCATACCATTCCGCCATGTTTGACTTCAGTATGCAAAGGAGTATAATCATCCATTAAGAATTGAACTCGTGTCATAGATCCAGCCGGTGTATTAAATTTACCGGGGTTTAAGTATGTTTTGATAGTGTCACCGTTATTAATTGCTATAACATTTTGACCAGCAATCTGAGTTGTTCTAAACCTACCTGCTTCCGAAAGCTCAGATTTGTGACACATAGGTATCCACACCTTGCTAAAGATAAGTTCTTGCTCTCGCTTATAGATCTCATGTGACGAATAGATTTCACTACTAATATGTTCTACCTTTGGTTGCTTTAACCAGTCTTTATGATTTCTTGGTGGCATGCAGCCCTCCTTTTAATTAGGTGACGGATTCTGTTTCCAAGCTCCGTCGGGCTCATCAGCGCTATGCCGCTAGGGCGTAACCTGTAGGTGCAATGTTATCATTTGCATTTACTTCTTGAAGACTCCAGCATCAGTCGATCCTGTTTCGCCCCCACAAAATTACTTGCCAAGATATTTAACTCTATTATTTTCCATTTTCTCAAGTTTAAACCGTATCCAATCGAATCTCATAAGAAAGTTAAAAATCATTTAGTCCTCCAAGTAATTGTGGTGGAGGCGTCGGGTACTGCCCCCGAGTCCTGCCTACCATCTAACATCTTCAATTCTATTTATTATAACACAGTTATTCACAAAAGTAAACAGGTAATATTCTACTTTTCTTATAAATAGATACAGGGAGTTCTATGCAACGTTGGAAAAGAATCTTCAAAACAAAGATGCGAAAAGCAAAGTGGTCTAGAAGAGAATACATTAGTCCGGTTTTACCTGAGTATCTTTGGCATCATATAAGATGTATTGCAATAAATCGCTACCCTAAAAATAAACTATAGTATGGTTACGTGATAACATACCCGCTCAGAGGAGAATGGTATGATCGGAGAAGCCATGGCCGGAATCGCACTCATAAAGGCGAGTGTAGATTTCATCAAGTCAAATATCGATACTGCTAAGGACATCGGCGAAATTGCTGGTGCAGTAGACGGTCTGTTCCGCGGCCAAGAAGAGATCAATAAGAAAAGGTCCAAGAATGCTGGTATTGGAATGGCAGACCAGTTCGGCATCAAGACAGTTGCTCAAGAAGTAATTGACGCTAAGATTGCTCAAGAGAAAATGCAAGAAATGAAGAACATGATTAACATGCGCTTCGGTCCTAATACATGGCAAGAAATTGTCGACATGCGTGCTAAAAGGATACAAGAAGAGCGCGAGTTAATTGCAGCAGCCAAGCGTAAGAAACGTCAAGAAGCAAAAGAGCGAGAAGAAATGGTGAAACAGTTTATGATGGTTGTAGGTGTACTCGGTGCTGCTCTAGCGCTATTTGTATTCTTATTCACGGTAGTACTATGACCCCTCTTTTCGCACTTGTTATCCAAGTAGGAGCTACCATCTACTCTTTCGACGTGACGACGTACTCAGACCTCGAGAGATGTGAGTACCACAAAGAGAAAGTAGAACGGCTTTACTTTTACCATTGGCAAGACGTTACTGTGACTTGTCAACAAAGCTAACTTGGTTGTGTGTAGTGTCGTGAACATGAAGCTGCAGAATCGCGTAATGAATTACCTTCATTAGATCTTTTCGATAATCTGAGACTTCGCCTTTAGTGCCGTATCGCTGAGCATACTTCATTACATTGCCCATGTTAAATCCGGTACCATGACCAGTGTCATAGATAAACTCTGATGCTTGAAATTTCTTCTTAGAATAATGTTGACTATATGTTGAGATAATATAGTCAGCGATCTCATCAATATAGATGTCTTCATTAAATTTGAAGTCAGGCATGTTATCGTCCAATAAATCTGTCATACTCATCTAGTTCTTTCCTTATCACATCGTAGTGTTCAATTGCTGCGCGGTGCGTAGCATTATCTTTTTTAGCCTCATCCCAAGCTACCACAACAAACTCATTACGAGGAATGTTGTAAAACTCTGTGGCGATCTCTTCGCCTTTAATCTTTGCACTTATCATGATATATTCCACTCCATCTTATTTTCAATAGCATAGCGAGAGCCATGTATGTAATCGCGATCTTCATCAGAAAGAACGCTCCAAAATTTACTTACCGTACGAATATGTTCTTCGACAATATCTGGAGAATCAATGTGAACGTTGTCCTCCATCATATCTTGAAGAAGGTCCATACGGTCTTTGATTTTATCTTGTAAGCTCATGACCAATATTCATTCCAAACTTCGTCTACAAACTCTAGCTTTTCTCTGTCAGAGTAGTGGGCCATCAAATGCATATGGCCAGCTTCTTCCAGTGTTTGCAACAGATCACCAACACATTCGCATTCACCGACCACAGCATTGGCTTCATCGATGAACACTTCTTCACAGGTTAGTACAAAACTTGACATACCCATTATTTTTCCTCCTCAACATCAATACCATAATATTCTTTTGGATCTACTTCGAACCGGCCACATGGTGACATAGTTGCATCTTCAATCCACATACCTTCAAACTCAAAACCGTTTTCCATATTAGCGTACCTCATAACCAAGATTTTCAAGAACCCAATCTTCACCAAGATCAGAAACGAAAGCCATTACTACACCTTCACGTGGATGTGTATCCATACGATCGATAAAGGTACGAAGCGAACCCATATGACCTTTGTTGAAACGACTCTTTACTTCGAGAACATCGTTACGATCTTCGGCATACATTTCAGCCATATCGTTGTCAACACCCATGAATTCAACGTGGCTGTTCCAAAGATTCTTTTCAAGCTTTGTAAGGTTTTCTAAGAACATGATATTTTCCTCTCATCATCATTTTATAGATATATTATACACTATAAAAACACGAATGTAAACAAAAAAGTGAGCAGAAAAAACCAATAGGATCAATCACTTATCATTTTTTTTATCATAGGAAATATAGGTTCTAAGGCATCTGCACAGGCTCGAGCCACTTCTCTATGCTCTTTTTGAGTCTCAATACCAGATCGAATATCAACAAAATGCATCCAAGAACGAATGGTACCATTCATATATAAACGTGAATTGGTAATACCTTCAGGCAATACTGCTCGAGCTTGTTCTTTCGCAATACCTTTTTCGATTGCCCATGCGTACGCATGCTTGGCAGTATTACAAACCTCGGCCTGTTGTTGTAACCATTCAAACTTTAGAGTTCCATCTTCAACTTCAATACTGTTTTGGCGATTCTTTGTATCTTGTAGCCTTGCTTCTTTCATAGTAAAATCAAGATCACCAGTTGGATCAGCATACCTTTGGCTAAACTCTTGGAATGAGAATGACCGGTGACGGAGAATCTGCCGAGCAATATCTCGAGTTGTTTCAATCTCTAGGCAAGCAGAGGCCATTTCGAAAGGTGACCAGTGTTTGTGTTTGATGAGATAGGCAAGTAACCTTTCTGACGTTTCAGAGTTATTTTGGTTCGAGGGATTCGAGACACGGGCTGTATAAGCGATAAGCTCTTGTATATTTTCACCGACATAGAGTTCCTCCGGGGTTGTACTATGGCTAATTAATCTTACTTGCATCTTGGACCTCAATAATTAAAATTTCAATATAGTCTTCCATTTGCTTATGATTTAATGCTATAACTGAGTAAGTAAATAGCTGCAAAAAGATTATGATTGCTAGTGCGTATTTCATAGTTTAAAGTCTCCAAACTTTTCACTATTGACACGGTCACCTGATGCGCTTTTGTCAAACACCGGTGTATCATCCACTAGTGTTTGTTCTGACTCTTCAACATCATACAAACGCATTTTAGCCCTGTCAATACCAACAACAAACCGTTTGTGCATTGTTGGATCATTGTAACGATTCTTCAATTGTTTGACCATCATCTGTCCGTCTTTTTCAAGCTCTTCGGTTGAGATCAAGGCAAACATTAGATCGGCTGTCGCGGGTAATCCAAAAGACTCGGACGTATCTTCAAGCCCAACATCTGAGTTACCATAACCAGAACGAGTCGTTTGCGTTGCAGAGAAGATCGGTAGGTTGAACTCGACTGCAAGGCCACGTAGTTCTTCAGCAATTGCTTTAATGTAGGTGTATGAATTGATCGATCCTCCCATTGCTTTCATTCTTGACGAAGCACAGATGTTAAGATAATCCACAAAGATAACGTCTGGTTCGAATTGTTTCTTCAATTTAAGTTCGTTCAACAAAGCACGGAAGTGGCCTGAATGAGCTGAGCCAGTTGGGTACTCTTTTACAATTAATCTACCGGTTGTCTTACGAGCNAGGTTCTTTACTTTTTCGGTAAACATATCTTTTGACATGCCGTCAAGTTGATCAATCGGTATGTTCAATAAGTTAGCATCGATACGTTCAGCAATTCTTTCTTCTGCCATTTCCATGGTAATGTATAGAACGTTCTTTCCTTCTACAAGAGCTGCAGCGCCAACATGACACATGAATAAAGACTTACCAACACCAGTACCTGCAAGGGCAATGTTAAGCGTCTTGTTTGGAACACCGCCTTTGGTAATCTTATTGAAGTACTGAAGATCAAAAGGTATGCGATCCTCTTCAGTGTGGTAAAAGTCCCACCGTTCTTCTGCCTGTTCAACATAGTCGTGGCCAACGTTGGTATCGAACGCAACACCTAGAGCTTTCTGTAAGAGCTCGGGTAAGGCGTTCTTTGTTAATGATTCGTGTTTGCCATCAATAATACTGATGGATTCCATAATGGAATTATAGATTGCTCGGTCTTGACACCATTTCTCGGTGTGATCAAGTAACCATTGGTAGTCAATCTTTTCTTTTGAAAAGAGATGTGGTACCACGTCCATGGCCATACCAAATTGTTCTTCAGACATTTGAGCATCGCCAAGCTGGATGGCCATGGTTTCAGACGATGGTAGTTTATTATATTTTGCTACGTACTTACCAGCTTCTTTGAAAAGTGTTTTATACACACCTTGAAAATAGTCTGGCTTAATAAAAGGTAGAACCTTTCGCATGTACTTCTCATCAGTGAGAAGATTGCGCAATATAGTTTGTTCAATATTTGCTTGCATTATTCACCATTCATAATAAAATCACTTGTTACATCTTTACCGGTTTCTCTATCGGTAAACTTAGCTGAGCCTTCATTAATGCACGTATCGAATATTGCCATAAGACATTCAGTCGCTACTTCTTGAAGATCATCATTATCAATAGTAGCATATGGATCAGGTGATTCGAGAACATGAAAGTTAAAGCTCATGTTATCTTCTTTTTCGTTTACAGCAATTGTATGATACTTAATTACTGTTTCACTAAATTCACCTGTAAGGATACGACATGACCAATTCTCATCTTGTTCATCGTTGAGCATTAACTCATAATCTGTACCCTCTTTCATTACACCCTACCTAATGGAATAGTAGATTTACTGTCATTATAATCTTCATTATAATATGTACGTACCGCACATTCTTTTTGTATTCCACCATTTTTTATTCGATATGTTACAATCTCTCTACGAACTACGCCGTCTAGATCTGTGTCAAATTCTGACGTGAATGGACCCTCGTTCATTAGGCAATCTCCTCAAAATCAATAGTGGCTTTACCACCAATTTTGTAAACATCAGTAAGATAGTCTTTAAAGTCTGTATCAGCAAAGATTGGTTTCCAAAACTCTTCTTCTAAAGTTTGGGCTTCTCGTACTTTAGGCTCAAGTAATTCACCAGTTTCCTTGTCAACCCTGCAATACCAGCCGTTAGACGGCTTAGCAACATATTGACCTTGCATAGCAATGTCAAGCAAGCCAGACCACTTTTGTACTCCACCTTCCCAGCTAACGCTGATAGGTATTTTAGACTTTTCTTTAACATAGCGTGATTTCTCCACGTTGATCACAAAGTCATAACCAACGATATCAGTGCCCTTTTTGTTTTGCCTGCGTCCTAAGATCCAGATGTTATCGGCTGAATAGTAGATACCAGTGCCGCCTGACACAATGGCTTTAGGGAACAAACCAATTTCTTGGTATGTATGGTTAACTGCCACCAATGGAATATTTTTCATATTCAGATATGGTGTACACATGCGGAATAAACCTTTCAACGCTTTAGCACGTGACATATCAGCCACAGACTTTTCGTTGATAGCGTCTTCCATTTCTTTCTTAGAGGCAAGGTTGCCAATTGAATCGATTACAATAACAACTTTATCTTCACGATCCAAACCTTCTAATTGACCGACAATATCAAATTTGAGTTCTTCAACATTTGTAATTGGAGTATGAAGTACTCGAGTCGTATCAATTTCAAATTGCTCAAAGTATTGTTGAGGTGAACCAAACTCTGAATCGTAAAAGAGTAACACAGCATCTTTGTATTTTTTTAAATAAGCACTTGCCATAATCAAAGCAAATGAAGTCTTAAAATGTTTTGATGGGCCAGCAAGTACTGTTAGCCCTGGTGATAAGCCACCTTCAACTTCACCAGATAGCGCAACGTTAATCATTGGTGTGTCAGTTGCAATCATATCTTTATCATTGAAGAACTTTGAATCAGCCAAGATTTCAGTTGTCTTGACTTTTGAGTTCTTTTTTAATTTATCCATTATCGACATACATGTCTCCTTAAAATCATATAGTATATTATACCATAAAAGTGTCTAATTGTACACTACTTTGTTGTGACCACCATGTACTATTTTTATTATCCTGAACAAGATAATCGGTCTCAACTAGCCGGTTGTCAGAGCGGCCTTCCACAAACTTGACAACTTCTTCGGCCATATCCATAGCAGTTGTAACTGGTACATTTTGGCAAATATGATTAAGATTCTTACGACCACCTTGAAGGATAAAGTCAAATGGTAATCCCATTAGTGATAAGCATTCTCGGATCGTCAAGAAACGATCTTCATCTGGATGCGTAAGCTGAGTTGGCCGGTGGCCAACAAAAGCACCAATGTAATCTTTTGGAATCTCAATATTGTGCCACATAATATTACCGCCGCTGTTCAACTTCTCCTCTTTCCTACGAGACTTAGCAGCTTCTTTTTCATATCCATTCTTATCCATCCACTTTGCAGCTTCAGCAAAAGTGTCATTCTTATAAATCCATTCCATTGGATTAGTAGTTTTATCAATGTATTGTTGAAACTCAGAATGAGTCATACCTAACTTTTGAAGCGCATATTTGTAGTATGGATTGTCAGTTGGTTTAGCTTCATTAGCAAGCATGTCCATAGGATCAGTAGGATCTCTTCCTACTTCTCTAATAGCATCTTCAATTTTCTGGTGTTTACGATTTATATATTCAAATACAGGTACCTTTGTGCCCTTCCAGAAAAAATAAAATGCTCTGTCTCTTACCTGAGAAAGCCCATGTAAGATGCTTTTTGTTTTAAATATCGAAAAAGTGTATCCGTACTTCTCTCCAATTTCTCGAAGATCTTTGACAACTGGCTCTCCCATCTTGCTAGCAAGTCTTGGTGCGTTCTCTCCCCAAAAAACAGTGGGCGAGATAGTACCAAGTATATACTCTGCAGAAGTCCGCATCCAATCGTTAGTAGCAGATTCAGAACTACTTGAAGGACTGAGACTAGACAAACCAGCACAAGGGCAGACAGTGTTAATAATATCAACAGACTCAACGTTAGGCAGCTGATCGTCTTTGATAAGATGGTAAGGAACTGTGTTTTTGTAATGTTCCAATAAGTGTTTATCATTAGCTTCGAATCCCTCATAAGACAGAATGTACTCAGGCTTATGTCCAAGTACTTTCTGCATTGCAATAGTTTCGCCACCAATGAGTGGCACTATACTTGCATAATTAACCATAGTTTACTTTCTGTTCTTTTTCACGATCGTCAAGTTCGTATTCTTGTCTATATCTATTATTAGCATCAATGACTTCGTCTAGAACACTAAACTCTCCGCGAGCAAAAGCTGAAAGTGCATTTGTATCTTTAGGGAAACAGGCTCCTCCATATCCTTTACGGCCATCAGGCCCTGGAACTTGAGTGTGGCTGTGGCCAATACGTGGATCTGACCCAATAGCATTTACAATCACGTTGTATTTTCCGTCATGGTCATCTACAATATCTTTAAACTGATTAAACCAAAGAACTTTGGTAGCAAGGAAAGAGTTGATTCCATACTTTACGAATGCTGCTTCTTTTGCAGTCATATGATATACAGGACATGGTGTACACTGCGAATGATTCTCGTACAATTCTAAAACTCTGTCTGTGTATTTTCGCTTTCCACCAAGAACGTGCATAGGAGGATTGATGAAATCGTCCAGTGCATTCTTTTCAGTCAAGAACTCTGGATTAAAAACTACTTGATCGTTTGCATGAAATAATTCTTCGACAACGTCCGGTGTAGTTGTAGACTTAATCACAATAGGACATTCAAAGAAAGAAAGTTTACTTACTACGTCTCTTACAATTGACGCATCAATTTCACCATTATCTCCAAACGGAGTTGGGACTGCAACAAATGCTGCGTGTAAGCGTACTTTGTTTCGTAGCTCTTCAATTGTAGTTCCGTAAATAGGATCAACAATGTATTTTGTAACTTGACGTGTAGAGAAGCCATGATCTACAGCTTTCCCTACATATCCATGACCAACAATTGCAATATTAATTGACATTATAATAATCCTTGTACCATGCAACAAACTCATAAACGCCACGACCAATACCAGTCTTTGGCTCATAACCAAGTGCTTTTAGTTTACTACAATCTGAATAGGTTGATTGAGTATCTGCTGGATGCATTTCAACCAATTCACGAATAGCTGTACGATCTAAGTTCTTCTCAATGTAATCTACGAAGTCAACTAACTTTACTTCTTTACCGTAGCCAATATTATAGATTTCATTAATATCTTCATTGTCTAAAAGACGATTGATAACAATTACGACGCCTTGTACGATATCTTCAACGTAGGTGAAGTCACGAACCATATCACCGTAATTGAAAAGTTGGATTGGATTGCCGGCAATAATGTTTTTAGTAAAGTCAAACAATGCCATATCAGGCCGACCCCATGGACCATACACTGTAAAGAAGCGTAAGCCAATAGTCGAATTGATTTTAGACGAAATCATTTGTGCTTCATTGGTAGCTTTAGAATAACCATATGGATTCTTAGCTACTCCAATCTTTTCATCTTCTTTCCACGGTAGTGGATTGTCAGCCATGACACATGATGTTGAGGCATACGTGATTTTAGTTACACCAGCATCGTTACATGCTTCGATAAGATTATGTGTACCAACGATATTGTTTGAAATATAATCATCAGGAAAGTCAAGTGAATGGCGTACGCCAGCATATGCTGCTAAGTGCATTACAACATCTGGACTATTCATTTTCATCCACTCAGTAAGATGACCGCGATCCATTAGATCTACATCTTCCATGACAACGCCATAATCATCTCTAAGAATATTTGCTCGAGCATGCTTTAACGATGGATCATAGTAATCGTTGTAATTATCAAAGCCACAGACTTCGTGACCTAACTCTATTAGTTTATGTGTGAGATGGAATGCAATAAAGCCTGCTCCACCGGTAATACAAATTTTAGCCATTTAAGACCTCCATGATTTCTTGTTTGGTAGTGTCCTTATTTAGTGGGTGATTATCTAGGAAGTTTTCACGCTGTGCGTTTGCTTTCTTCCATAGCTGATCATCATCCATTGCTTCAACTTCGGCTGGAGTAATAAGGAACTCGTCACCATAAACTTTACCTTCAACAGGATCACAAATAGTAATTGATCGAGCTTCAGCACATTGCAGTACTCGTGTTCTCCACCAGCCAGATCCTGAATGATCGTATCCCGGCATCAAGTTACCCCAAGTAGTTTCGTATTCCTGTACCATTTTATCTTCGGTCAAGCGTTCAGTTTTGAACGCTCCACGTTGAGCGCCATAGATACGCACATCCCAATTCAATTCTTGTTTGTCTAACCACTTACGTGTTTTAGTTTGTACCAACGAACTGAAGATCCACGCTTTTGATTTCTTCTCTGGAGACGGAGCTTCAGGTCCACCAAAGAAATCGTCTAGACCACCGGCTTCCATTCCGTAATTATTTTCATGAGAACGATTTAAGTGGTATGGATTAGGATTGAAACCATAAACCAGCTCTTGTGGATAATCCATCAACTTACTTAAATCACCACCAGCAAAAGCACACATCAAAACTTTATTCTTCTTTTCAGCAACCATATCGATTGCATCGATGTAAGCTTGGTGATACTTCTTTACCTGATTCACATCCTTGACTGTGTGATATTGATCGAGGATATGGCCACGATAAGCAGACTCAGGACGTTCTTTTAAAGCTTTACCATAACCAATTACACCATTCCAAATGTCTTTGACTTGCCAATCATCAAATGCAAGGATAGCATCTGGTCTTTGACTCAATGCCCAAAGGCCATCAAAGATGCGTTGACAAAAACCATTAGGACTATGTAGATATACAATCACATGATCGTAACCTGATAGATCTTCACCGGGTTGTGTATGGCGCTGTTCAACATCAAAGTCCATATCTTCCAAACAACGAATGAGACCATAATGGCATAGGATCACACCAATTCTTTTTGAGAGATAACCATCATAGCGTGTTTGCTCGTGGTTCATCCCAGTCACTAGTATCTTTTTCATAATGTAGATAGATCCATTTCATTCCATTCATTTCGTGTACGACCGTCAAGACCATCACCAGCAAATAGCAAATTGAATGTTGCAATTTCTGCTTTATAAAGGTTTTCGTATTTGATGTCGTATTTTCTAGCAATCTTTAGATTGTCTGGCTTTTCCCAGAATGCAATACGTTCATTAAGAGATTTGCACTCACTGTAAACTCGATAAAACTCGATAAGCTCTGGATTCATAATATAACTCCTCAATCAAATATAGTATATTATACCATACTTATGAAGCTTTGTAAACCTTTAATTACGTCTTTTTCGTATTGTTTATCGTTGAGATTACGATTAAGCGGGCTTGGGTGCGGTAACTCATAGAAATCGTACCCCATTTTCTTAGTATATTGTGTCACTTCTTTGCCTAATGTTATAACTTTTTTATACATTCTAAACATAGAGTGAAACATTATATCATTAATTTCAACATGTCGTAGAGACTGGGAGCTCGAGGGAGCAAGATTGGTGAAGCTATATACATCTACACCCGCCTCCTCCATCCACCTATCTAGGCGATCTAACGTAGGATTACCCTTCCTCTTAGTAGAGGAAGGGCTTGGGCTATGACCGATAACTAATATTCTGCAATGTTGTGTCATGATTTTAGATCGTATATTCTTTGTTCTTCTGGACTAGAAGCAACGTTTCTGTTTTTTACTAAATGAGCCATGTCTTCTTGAAGCTTTCGGATATCAGCCTGTGCCTGCTCAAGATCTGCAGACAATTGCATGTTTGACCGATAAATTGATGTGTCTTCTTCTTTTAGACGATCTGTCATATATTTTTCATATGAACCCATAGTACACTCCCGATTCTTTAAACATTGTTTCAGTTCTTTTCCATGATTCAAGCCAGACATCTGGTGTCTTTGCTTTTCTCATGATTACGTTTTTAACTCCTACCTGAATTATGCCTTTAGCACAATCAGAACAAACTGGCAGCCCGTGCACATATAAAGTCGAGCCATTCAAAGAGACACCATTATATGATGCATTATATATGACATTCATTTCTGCGTGGACTACCAGCTTGTATTTTTCCTCTCGGTTATCATAGCGATCGGTAGTATCATCAATACCTCGAGGAAAACCATTGTACCCTTGCGCTAGTATCTGCCTTTGAGCACCTACCGCAACAGCACCAATCTTTTTAGACGGATCCTTTGACCATGCTGAAATATGTTCAGCTAAGTCTAAGAATCTTGTATCCCAATCATTTGACAAGGTCAAAGTGCCTTTCATATACGTGGAGATTCTGTACCTGCCACGTGATATCACCAGCTGTAAAATCTTCTTGACCTATATCACCATATCCTGCATCTTTATCAGCTTGACGATGTGCATTAAGATCTTTTAATAACTGCGCTAGAACATAGGACTGCCAAGCATAGTCATTCTTATATCCGAACACGACGTCGTTTGAACGCATTTGTACAACGGCGTGTAGCTTATCATCGCGAATATAATAAGTAACAGCATTAGTGCATATGAAATCGTTTTTATCATCTTCATTATACTCAGTCCAGATAGATGGACGCTGGTAAACCATTGACGCACGTCTTGTATCTTTATTGAGTGCTAACTCATTTAGAACATTATCGTACTGGCTATAGTACTTATAATCAAAAATCAGTTTTCCGTAATTAGAATTTATAGAGCCATATCTATTAGCTGAGTAAACCCATGCGGCAGGAGGATCGCGATCATCGCCATAGATATCATTAATGTTAGTACTACCAGAGATATACCAATCAATTTCTCGCTCAATGTACTCTTCGTTTGGAGTCCCAAAGATTGCGGGTTCGCTTGCGATAAATGAACTGCCAAGCATTTCAATTGTACGTTGCCCAGTTTTGTCTGTGGTGAATCTTTCATTCTTCAACTCCTCAATAAAATAATTACGAATGTCTTCAACATTAAGAGGCTTCATATACTCTCTCCCTTAAACCACTTGACGAGAACCTATGGTCACGTCTATTAAAATATAAATCGATATCACGAGCTTTACAAATATCTCTACCTGTAAAATCTTTATCACGATATTCATCACCAAGGATGCGCACACCAATTGGTCTCATTTGTAAAATATCTTCTAGATCAGTTTCATGCATATAAGGAATGATCTCATCTACAAACTTGACAGCATCAAGTTGTGTGTACCTTTCAACAATTGATTGCACTGGTCTATTCTTTTCTGGTCGATCAACTGCCGGATCAATTTGTAAAGCACATATGAGATAGTCACACTGAGCTTTGGCTTCACGTAACATTTCAATATGTCCAGCGTGAAGTAGATCAAATGTTGATGCTGTCAATCCAATTCTCAATGTGTCCTCCGTCCATCAAATACGCAAACAAAGTAACAACCGTACGGGCCTGCGTGCACACGGTGAAATACGTCATCTTCAATAAGAACTACATCACCGACTTTAACATTAATTTCTTTGTCATCCAGTTCCATACGTCCAGAACCTTTGACAAAATAGTAAACTTCTTCTTGGCCAGCATGTTTATGACCTGAAGTACTTTTAGTTGCTTTTAGATCAGTGCTGCTTACTACAAGATTATTAAGTAACTTATTATCTTTTACTACGTAGCGATCATCTTCTTTGACGACTTCACCACCAATATCATCAATCGTTAGTTTCATTAGTTATCTCCATTGGGCGGTTAAGAAAATCACGATCTGGTTTTTGGCCATCCATTTTACCAGCCATGTATGAAGCAAAGAAAGAAGCATAGTTGATTAGATCAACACATGAATCTTCAAGTGATTCAAAGTTTTGAGAATAGTTTGGATCTTGTTCCATTGCTTCCATAACAGATTGCATACGTAAAACTTTGGCATGCATAGTGTCAAGGATAGTGGAACAGCCACGACAATAGTAGTCGGCTTGTTTGATCCGAGAGTTTGCGTTTTGGTAATCATCGCTTTTAGCTGTTTGTACTTCAGCTGCGCGCTTGAGAACTTCTAGAGAATATTTCACTTATTTACCTCATAGTTTTTTAATATGTTTAGGTTATGTTTAGTTGTTCGTATCTCTCCACCAGAAGCTGGAGTAATACTCATTTCAAAAAGCACAACATCATGCGGAACTTCGTACACAGTATCACTAACACCGTCAATGAACACAAAAGCATCACACTTATAAAATTTAGATGTAATGTTTCCCCATCTGGCATAACCTAAAGAATATGACCAACAAGATTTGATTTCTTTTTCTAATCCATCTTCAACCATATCAGAACCTGAAACGTCAGTTCCTTCTGCTTTTCTATTTTTTACAACAGCCACTTCAGCTATGTTTCCAAGTAAAGATCCTTGTTCTGCCTTTCCAAGATTTTTAAAAATTTCTTCGAAGTTATTAGCACCAAACTTAATCATTTCTGCACGAGTATACATTACGCACAATCTCCTTCAATGCGTGGTTTCCACTCTTCCCAAATGGTATTAAGATCTGCCATATTCTTGGCATTACGTAATTTCATACGAGCGTATGATTTACTTGTGTGATCTGCAAGTATATCGTACAGACCATAGTAATCCATTTGGTACTCGAACTGCTCAACAGTAGTAATACACTGCTCTGCCCAGTGTGCACGATCTTCTGCCAGAAGACCGATGAATGTACCAGGGTTCTCAGCCATTTCTTGGCGAGACTTTTTGTTCAGAGCCTTGATGTGTTTAATAAGATCAGTCATAATATATCCTCTCATCTCCATTTTATAGATATATTATACACTATTTCTTCTCATTTGTAAACAATAAAATGAGCTAACTGCTCACTTTTTTGAATTTTCTTCCGTTCCAAAGATACGTTCCTTCATGTACGTATTCGGTCTCTCGTTTATTATTAATGAAGATGTAGACAATGTCTGGGTAGTTTCTCCATGTTTCTAACTTAGCCGTTTGGCAACGAGAAAGAACGTATGG